GAGCAATGCTGCCTGCAGACGAAGAAAGACCGAAACGGAGTCCAGTATTTATACATACCATACTTTGACGCAGAAAAAAATCTGGCACTGCACCGTAAGAGATACGGCGGAAAGCAGTTCCGGTGGGAATATGGAAAGACAGACAGGCTGTGTATGTATGGATTATGGCAGATAGAAGCCATAAGGAATATCGGATACGCAGCACTGGTCGAGGGCGAGAGCGATTCCCAGTCCATGTGGTACATGGGAATCAGCACACTCGGAATACCGGGAGCGTCCATGATGCGGGCAGACTGGGCAGGAGTCCTGCAGGATTTGAAACTTTACATCCATGTAGAGCCGGACAAGGGTGGGGAAGCATTCCTCGCAAAAGTCACAAGGGCACTCCGGGAAGGAAAGTTCGTAGGAGAAGTATACAAATGGAGCTGTCGAACACTCGGATGCAAGGACCCATCGGAAGTTTATATGAAGTATGGCAAAGAGGAAGCGGCCGAGAAGATCCGAAAAGCAATCAGCAACGCAGAGCAGATAGACATCGAGGAAGATAACATCCCAGAAGCGGTCGAGGGAGCACCTGTGAACTTAAGGCAGCCGGAAGGTTGGATTTATTCAGAAAAAGGAATCAGCGTGATCGATGAAAAGAAGTACGCACCAGTCATGGTATGCAGAACCCCGATCATTATCACGCAGCGACTGCGGAGCATGGAAACAGGAGAGGAAAAGATAGAGGTAGCATTCAAGAGGGATGGGCAGTGGCACAAGGCAATCTACCCACGAAGTACCATCTTCACATCCAGAGCCATCACAGCACTGGCAGACTTAGGATGCACCGTCACATCGGAGAATGCAAAGCACATCGTAAAATTCTTGGCGGCACTGGAAGCCGAGAACATAGACATCATAAAGAAAGCAGACTCCACAAGTACATTCGGATGGCAATCCGGAAAGCGGTTCGTGCCAGGGCATGACAAGGACATTGTTCTGGACATTGACCCATCGCAGAGGGGCATGGCAGCGGCATACTGCCAGAACGGAACAATGGCGGACTGGCTCAAAATGATAAAGCCACACCGAAGCAGAGACAAGTTCCGGTTCATACTGGCGGCCAGTTTCACAGCACCGCTCCTGCGGATCATAAAGCAGCGAATATTCTTCGTGTACAACTGGGGCGGTTCAAAAGGCGGAAAGACCGCAGCGCTTAAGGCAGCACTCTCCGTATGGGGCGACCCGGAAAGACTGATGGTAAATTTTAACGCAACACAGGTAGGCTTGGAGAGAACCGCATCCTTTTACTGCGACCTTCCGCTCGGAATTGATGAGCGGCAGTTGGCAGGAAACAACCAGAACTCACTGGAAAAAATCGTGTACATGATCGCCAGTGGTACAGGAAAGATACGAGGGGCAAAGAGCGGCGGTATCCAGGCAACACAGACATGGAGAACCGTGGCACTGGCAACCGGAGAAGAACCACTATCAACAGAAACATCGCAGACAGGTGTAAGCACCCGTGTGCTTGAAATATATGGCGGACCATTTGACGATGAGAGGGAAGCCTCCGTCATGCATCAGCAATCTGGAATGAACTGCGGATGGGCGGGGCCGGCTTACATCGGAATGCTCCTGCACACAGATGAAAGAAGCATCACGGAGAAATACGATGAAATGATGCAGTATGTGTACCAGATCAGTAAAGGAAAGAGCGGATCACACATAGCGGGCATCGCAGCGGTGGCACTGGCAGACGCAATCATCGACACATGGGTATTTAATAACGGAGAATGGCTGAAACGGTACGAAAATGGAGAATTTGATACGGAATCAGCCAAAACAAACACGGAAAACCTGCAAATCGACCCGGAATCATGGGAAAGAGCCAAAGAGATGGCAAGGAACATCCTGCAGGAGCAGATGAACGCAGACACCGGAGATGTAAACGAGAATGCCACGCAGTACATCGTGGACTGGATACTGTCAAACAAGGACAGCTTCGGGGAGAAAGCCTTCGGAACGTGCCTTGGCATGATCCAGAACAAGAACGCATACATCTTCCCATCCATGCTGACGCAGGCACTCACGAAAGCAGGGTACTCATCCAGAAAGACACTGAAATACCTCGCAGATAAGGGTCTGATCGGAGTATCAGTCCTTAAGGACGGCAGTACCAAGAACTCCGTAACAAAATGGTTTAACAACCGAAACTGTAGATTTGTGGAATTCCACTTGGGCGACCTCGCAGAGGAAAAGGACCCATTACTGGAGGAGGAAGAAATCGCAGAGCAGATGAAACCGCAGCAGATGAATCTGCCGGAAATGGGTGACGGATGGCAGACCATACCCGATGAGGATGCAGATAAGCTTCCGTTCAATTAGTCACAGAATTTGCGATTTAGTCACAAAAACCATGGAGCAGAAAAAATTGTGTGACTGGAAATTATGTGACCAAAATCGCTAAAAAGTTATAAAAAACCTTAAAAAACCGCACACCTAAAATTAGGTGTTTAGTTAGGTGTTCGGTTAGGTGTTTAGTAAAAAACCCAGTAAAATCAAGGCTTTTAATAACATCTAAACACCTAAAACACCTAAATCACTATTTTTATTGTATTTACGGAAAATTGTGTGACTGCATAAAGGGTTAGTCACAGAAATCACTAAAAAAACATGGTGTATTTCAAAAATTAGGTGTTAGGTGTTTAGTAACCCCGATAAAGCCAGTAAAATCAAGGGTTTCACACCGCACACCTAAATGAACACGTAGGTGTGCGGTAGAAAAATGGAGCATTAGGTGTTCGGAGACAGAAAGGGTGGTGCGAATGGAAGATGAAAGCATCCAAAAGGATGAAGAAAAGCTGAAATCGCTACTGGAGACACTGAAAAAGAATGACGAGAATGTGCCAGAGGAACTCCTAAAGACCAAGTACAAGAAACCGTACCGGGAACTGAAGGATAGCATCAAGGAAGTAGCGGATCAGATCTCCGGCAGGAGAATCAGACAGGACATCGTTATAAAAAACGATGATGCCGGACAGGTTCTCATAAAGCAGATACAGGAAATGCTTGAGGAAAAACGGAGAGCCGGAACAGGCAAGGAACTCGGCAGGACACTCTACAAGGAATACAGTGTCGAGAAATTCCTACAGGTGGTGGAAGAAATCAGAATAGCAGTCTGGAATCTGTGGATACCTTACTGGCAACAACACTGCTGCTTATACGCAGCACCGGAGTGCTTCGATGAGGACGGACCGCCACCGAAGATTTATAACGATCTGACAAAAGAGTTCCTTGTAGACCAGGAACAGAACATCTGGGAGAAGAAACCAGAGTGGGAAACAGAAAGCAGAATGATCATCACAGCCGGAGCGTGCCACATTCTGGCTGAGGGATTAAAGAATAAGGAGGAAGCAGATGGGATGCAAAGCAGCGATACCAACAGATGAGTACCACGGATGGGAGTGCGAAATAACAGAGGGAGCGTGTATGTTTTTACACCCAGACAGTAAAAGATGTGCCAAAGAATACGGCGAAGGACCAGATGCAGTAGAACAGGAGGAGCAAAACAATGGATAACAGACAGGCAAACATCAACAGATTTGAAGCAGAGATGGCAAAGGTAACAAGAGACGGAGTGGACAAGCTGATGGCATTTATTAGAAAGAGTGATATGTACGCAGCACCTGCAAGCACCAGATTCCACCTTTCAGTGACAGGCGGACTGCTGCAGCACTCACTCAATGTACTGGATGCACTGAGGGCGAACCTCACAAAGAACGATGACGGCACATACTCATACGAGGTCGCAGGAGTTCCGGCAGCCAGAGTGACAGAGGAAAATGTGATCATCATGGCACTGCTCCATGACATCTGCAAGACCTATTTCTACACAACAGAAATCAGAAACCGCAAGGTAGGTGGAAAGTGGGAGCAGTATGAAGCATTCGCAGTGGACGACAAGATCCCATACGGACACGGAGAAAAGTCGGTAATGATGATCGAGGAATACATGAAGCTTCAGCCAGTGGAACGATATGCCATCAGATGGCACATGGGATACACCGAAGCCGACACCTTATCATTTAACAATGCCATCGACAAGTACCCGATGATCTGGGCACTGCATTCCGCAGACACACAGGCAAGCCACTTCATGGAAGCTAATGAGGGAAACAAACTGGCATACGCAGACAACGGATCAGCGGAATATGCAGATCAGCCGACTATGCAGGAGGCAACCGCCCCGGTATTTGAGGAGGCAACACCAGTATGAGCATGATGGAACTGCTGTCCCAGATGAGAGAGCGAGCCAGAGCCAAAAAGCAGCGCAAAGGAAGCCTGCCGTGGTTTTGTATCATTCTTTCGGACAAATGCGTAGAACCGGAAAAACCCTGTACCGAGTGCAGGGTTTACGAGGAACATAAAGAAGAAATCGAAAAGGAGATGGAGAGACATGATCATCAAGATTGAAGCAGTACCGAAACTGGCAGTGGAAGATGGAGTAGAGAAGGTCGTCATGGGAGAAAACAATCAGCCAGTGTGGGATAGAGAAAGAGCACTCATCACAACCAAGAGCGGCAATTACCGTAGAATCGTCACACTCACAGACGAACTGGCGGCAGAGGTGGCAAAAGGACACCGATACTTCAATGCAGTAGAGAAAAACGGAAAACTCCACATCACAGGGAGAGTGTCCGCCAGATTTTAAGGAGGCAGACGATGACAGCAAAGAACGCAGAAGGGTATCCAGACCCAACAGCAGAGGAAGCAATCCGCCATGTAATGCGTGGCGGAAAACTGGATTATACATCCTTCAGAACCTACGAGGAACTGCAGGACTACACCATAAAGCATAACAAGGGTATAAACACCAGAGAAGCAGCCGACAAATTCATCCGGGAGAAGATGCCAAAGGAAAGCTACTTCCAGAAGAAAATCCTCGACTGGATAAAGGATAACGCACCAAATGCCATCGCATGGAAAGAAGCAGCCGGCCCGTACTCCAGACAGGGAATCCCAGACATTACCTGCATCATCAATGGCAGGTATTACGGATTCGAGGTCAAGCGGCCATTCATCGGGGTACTGAGTAAGATGCAGGAGCAGACGATAAAGCAGATCCGCAAGGCAGGCGGTAGGGCATGGGTAGTCACTTCGGAAAAGGAAGTAGCAGAAATCCTGCTGCCGGAACTGACACAGAAATAGCAAGGGAGCAAACAGAATGAGAGTAGCAATCGAACCGAGAAAAGCAACTGACCGTGGCGGATATTACTGTATGCCGCTGAAGGTAAATGTGCCAACAGGACGCAAGAACTGGAAGTTGACCAAGTGCCCGGAGTGCGGTGCACAGTGTTGGGAACTGCCACTGGCAGAAGTAGCCAAGGCGCAGGGAGCAAAAGGACTCTGCACCATGTGCGCCTTAAAGAAGGGAGTGAGTGGAAGATGAGAGTAAAAATAAAGCTAGTCAATGATATGGCGGTGTCTGACGAACACCTCAACATCATAATCCTCAAAAAGCCAAAGCGCAGATATAGACAGATTATCAAGGCATATTACAGAAGAATGCAGAAGAAGGAAGTGAAAGAATCGTGAAAGCAATAACAGTATGGCAACCATGGGCAACGCTATTGGCGACTGGGCAGAAACATAACGAAACACGGTCATGGAAAACAAGCTATCGTGGAGAAATCCTCATCCACGCAGCCAAAACAGATCACAGTGGAATCCTGCTACATATCCCGATGGAAGAATTGAAGCACTTCCAGGACGCAGGTGTAGTAAATAAACTACCGACAGGAGCAATCATCGGGAAAGCAAATCTCGTGGATTGTTTCCAGATCGATGAAGCCTATCGAAGAAAACTGCAAAGAGAGAATCCGGCAGAGTTAGCATTCGGAGATTATACCATCGGCAGATACGCATGGGTAATGGCAGATGCAATATTATTCAATAAGCCAATTCCGACAAAGGGAAAGCAAGGACTGTGGAACTGGGAAGGAGGGATACAGGATGGACAATGAGAATAAGTGCTGCGGCACCTGCTACTGGCACAAAAAATGCTGTGGAGAGTTTCAATGTTTCAATGAGAGTGCAGAAGGCTTTGCAATAGAAACGGCATACGATGACGGCAAGGATTGTGAAGAATGGGAGGAGCGATGATGGAGCAAAAACCATTGACAATCGAGGGATTGAAGGAAATGGCAGGACAGCCAGTGTGGTGTCCGGATGAGGAAGCATACGGAATTGTGATGTGCGACAAAATCGGGCAATGGGCAGGAATTCCGTTCTTGCACGGAGTATGGTACAGCAACGATGACGGAGTGGGTGTGGAATTTAACCACAACATCATCGGGCGAAAGTTGAAATGTTACAGAGTGATCAGCGAAAAGGAAACTGCAAAGCTGCCGGAAGAAAAGGTAGATGAATTCGGAGATAGCAGAATGGTCTGCCCGAACTGCGGACATGCCGCAATTGCAAATCTGTACAGAAAATGCAGAGAGATATATCCATACTGTCCGTGGTGCGGTCAGAAATTACAGGAGGTGCAGGATGAGACTGAAAAAGAAAATCAGCAGGCAAAGTAAGATATTTAAAAAGGCAATCAATGCAAAGTGGGCATTCTACTGGGCAAAGTTTATGACAGAAGCAGCGACCATCTGCAGGAAGTACACGCATGAGGTAATCGAAGGCAAGGGAACGGATCATGAATATACACACCCCTCATGCGATGGCTGCCCATTCAATGTGGAGAAGTTCGGGGAGCACAAGATATGCGGGTGCATATTAAGCGGACCGGACGACTGGGATGAGCCAAAGGTAATCGGTCATATCGTCCGCACAATAATCCGTGAAATGGCAGGTGGTAAGAAATGAGTGAGAACGAAATCCGTGAGTACGCACTCATGAAAGCGACATTCAAGTGGTTGCTGATCGGTATGCTATGGCAGGGATTGGAACTGTGGTTCTACGGAACAACCAGACCGAGCAACGAGGACACAATCATCGGATTTTTCCTCTGGTATTACATCGTGAGATGTGAATACATGAAAAGGGGAGTCTGGCGGAAAAGAGGTGGAGACAATGGCAAAAGGTAAACCAAAGCGTAAGCCATTCGGGATGAATTCCAGTCTGGCGGACGCAACGCAGGTAATGAGACAACTTCCGGTGTCGGCAATGCTCTCATCCATAGAAATGCAGATAAACATCCTGCAGGAGCGTGGAGTAGAGATACGAGACTGGGAGAACAAAGACCGGGTACTCAAGCAGGTAAGGATACTCGGTGGAAAAGCATACTTCCTTGCGGAGGACAAACCCGGGGATTAGAAAGAAGGAAAACTATGACACCAGACAGCATGGCAAATGAGGCAGAAGAACAAAAACTGCTTCTCAAACAGTACCTCGGACAATATTATTATGCCAAGATGAAAAAGAAGCAGTTGGAAGCCAGACTTCGTGCTTTCAGAGAAAATATGCTCGGCACAAAGGGGATGCAATACTCCCCAGTGCCACGCAGCCAAACCAACAGCGTAGGAGACGGACCGGCAACGCAGGTCATCCGTGCAATGGAGATCGAGGACAGAATCGAATCACAGAAAGCAGAGATGGCAAAGACCATGCTGAATGTGATGAAGATCATGGATTTTTTACCAACGGACTCCACGGAACGAAGCATACTGGAATACAGACACATTGACTGCTTGAGTTGGAAGCAGGTGTGCAAGGAAGCAAACATGACGAGGACCCCGTGCAACAAATACTACAACGCAGGAATTGACAAGCTGCTTACATACAAAAAAGTACAGTCAATTTTACAGGAATTCGCCTCCTCCCAAGAACCCTCAAAGCCTTGAAATTGCTTGACTTCGGAGTAGGGGGGGGTAGAATTGTAGTTGCAAAAAGGCTTATTTATAGCCAATTTAGCACAAACAAAATTCTACCCCAAAAGGAGGTCTCTTATGAAAGAGAAGAAGCGAAAAAAGGTCGGCATTGTACTGATCGCAATCATTGTTTTATGCATCATCGGAATAATTGCATCGCCAAGCGATGATAAAAAGGATGATAGCAATCCAAAGCAGACAGAGCAGCAGAATACTGAGGTCACGGAACAGGCTTCGGAAACTACCGAACCAAAAACAGAGGAAAAAGACGAACCCGCAGAAATTGATGGAGTAGACATCATATTCTCTGACACAGTAAGAAATGACAAGACAGGAAATTGGAGACTGGCAAAAGTTACAGGGGATAAATCAGCAGAGGAATACGCAGCGGATTATTATAAGCAATATTTCAAGGCGGATAATGAAGTCCATGCAGTCGTCAATTTCACGCTTAATACCACAGCCTGCATAACCTGCGTAGGAGATACGCTCAATGTTAGAATATACGAGCACATCAAAGACGAAGAACAGTATGCGGAGAATTTATTCACAGGCACTAAGTACGCAGAATACAATGTGGATAAAAACACAGGAGATGTGGAAAAGGTGGAATAATTCAAGGCTAATATATTGCAGAATATCAAGCCGGAAATTTTACCGGGGAAAATTCCGCAAAAAGAAAAACAGAACATCGAAAATTCAAGCCGACTTTTGGAAATCCGCATTCGGAATCCAAGGGCCGGCTTTTACTGTATGTACAGAACGGATCATAAATAGCAAGCCTAAAAAAATAGGGCACGTATATAGGGAGTGTACAAGGCCCGCATATAGCACCCCCATATATAGGGCAGGTATTACCCCAAGAAAATAAGGCAGGCAAGACACAGGGAGTACAGGGCACACCGTAGCACACACCCACAGGGGCAGGGAGAGCAGGGTTAGGACGCACCCGCACACCACAGACACAGCACCACGCAGCCACACCACAGGCAGGGCAGGCAAGGCACAGGGCACACCACAGGACAGGGGCACAGCACCACACAGAAGCACAGCACACAGAAGAAAGAACAAGAGAGTACACAAGAGTACATCGAGGTGTGCTATAGTAGTAGCG